CTTGATTATGATAGTGGCAGTCCTGTTTGGTTGTGCGCTGATTTCAACAGGTCTCCTCATTGTTGGGCTTTGCTCCAAGTTAAAAAGGCTCGTAATGGGCTTAAACAATACATTGTTTTTGATGAAATCTTCTCAAAAGAGGCTCTAACAACTGAACAAGCCTTAAAAGCTGTTCAATTATTGAAAAAATGGGATATTTCTAGAGTTTTATTGTCTGGAGACAATACTTCTAATCAGAAAAGTGGTAATTATGGTCGTGTAGGCAAAAATGACTGGGATTATGTGCGAGAAATTTTCGATCAGAATCAAATTTCGTATAAAAATGAGTTAGACATTCAAAATCCACGAAGAAAAGTGCGTGTAGATAAGATAAACAACGTAATTTATGCTGGAATCAATGGTGAGAGACGACTTTTGATAAATACTAGATGCGAGCACACCATAAAAGACTATATGTACTCCATTGTGAATGACAAAGGCATAAAAATAGACAATGGAGATCGTGGGCACATGAGCGATGCGACAGATTATGCTATTTGGCGTAATGAAAAGACTTCTTCAACTCCAATGTATGTGTTGCGCTAGTCTCTCCTAATGGCTTTGGCACGTTTACCCATTCCTACACGCTGTTTTTCTCTCACAGCCTCAGTTGCCTTGCGTTTTGCCTTGAGTTCTTGCCATGTAACAGGTGTTTGTTTGCTAATACGAACAGTAGGCCGACACTTTTTTACACCCTTGAACTTCTTTGACCCACAAGGAGAGCCATCTTGAGTAGTCCATTTTTCACGCATCCATCGAGCGATGCCTTTTCTTTTGCTCTTTCTTCCTGTGTATGTTCCGCCTCTTTTTTTATATTCTCTAACGATATAGGCTGATGCGTATGCACTAGGAAATATTTTAAACTTACGTTTAGCATCAGATTTTACTCTGCTGTATAGTCTTGGATTGGATGGTACGTTTTCTGACATAACCAAAAGTAAAAGAAAATATCATTACAAATCAATACTTTAATTTAGTATTGAATCAAAACATAAATAGTAGCTATTTTGTCGCCATGAAAGATGTTAAAAGACTTAGCGGTGGTCGAATCGAGTACAGGGGTCATACGTATGCTGGATTCAACAAGCCTCGCAGGAGTTGGAGGGACACCAAAAAATTTGTAGTTTTAGCAAAGAAAGGTAATCAAGTCAAGGTTATCCATTATGGTGATCCCAATATGCCCATTCGTAAGAATGAGCCAGCTCGTAGAAAGTCTTTTAGGGCTAGACATCGTTGTTCAACAGCAAAAGATAAATTTACGGCAAGATATTGGTCGTGCAAAAAATGGTAACTAAATAATGGCTATATCGCAAGAGCAGCTCAATAATGACTTGAAGTTTGAGGTAAAACAGTTACATTCCATAATAGAATTAATAACTAAAGACATTCAAGATATGAAAGAAGCATTGTTAGGAAACGAGTTCAACAAAGAGGGTCTCGTATATAAAGTAGAAAACAACGAGAAACAAATTGAAGAACTTGTAAAATTTAAGCAGAAGATAGTTGCTTGGGCTACTGGGGCAGGACTAGGTTCTGGAACCCTTGTAAATTTACTTATGGACTTAATAAAATAAATATGAGCAAGAAAAAACTAGCCAATATGGGCTTTATTGATTTACTAACCAAGAAAGCACCTAAGCTAGGTGCAAAAGCAGCCACTGTCGTTGCTAGCATAGCAACTGGTGGTAGAAGCGACCAAGTATTAGAACTATTCAAGAAAGAGGTAGGGCTATCTACTGAACTATCTAATGACGACAAAGAAATTATTCTTACTCAGATGCAGCATGACCTGAACGAGTTTAAGATGGAGATGCAGGATGTTCAAAATGCTCGTGAGGGTGAACTTGCTAGAATGAAAGCCTCAAAGAATGCTTTTACTAGAAACATGAACACGATCCTTGCAGCATCTATCATACTAGGTGCTTTTGCATTGGTTGGTGTCTTGATATTTACTGATGACATAGGAGGCAACTCTCAGACTCTTGTGAATGTAGCATTTGGTGCAATCTTTACTGCTTTTACTACTGTGACTGGTTACTATTTTGGTAAATCATCTAGGGACGAAGATTAGGAGTCATGCCACTCAAGAAAGGTAAATCTCAAAAGACGATTTCTGAAAACATAAGACAACTTATAAACGAGGGGTATAGCAGAGAGCAAGCCATAGCCATAGCCCTACAATACTCTAAAAGATGATTGATTTATCTAAAATTTACTCTGTACCCAAAGATGTCGCTGAAGATATAGTAATGAAAGAAACTAGGCATCCCTATTACAGTGTGGTGTTGGACAGGGCAAAGATAATGAATAGTTGGTTTCAGTCTGAGTATGATGAATACACAGCTATATCATCTACGGTGTTTTCTGACAAGTCTTACATTATAGAACAGTCTACCATTGAGTCTGACGATGAGTACAAAGAAAGACTAGGTAGAATGAAGTTGTTTCCTTTGGAGCAAAAGTTCTTTGCTGCTCAACAGAGGATATATGACGAGAACAACGTCAACAGGATGTTTCCTGAAAACAAGGACTTCTGGAAATATAAATCAGGCAACTTTGATGATGCAGGGTGTTCTATTACTGAGTTCTATCGTGACAAGGTAATGTTCGTAAAAGAGGTACTTGGCTTTGGCGCAGTAGTAACTGACTTGATGATGGATGGAGATGGCAATCCTGTTACCGATAACAATGGTAACGTGGTTCCTTACAACTTTGTTTTGCGTCCTCATGAGATATTTAACTTCCAAGTAAAACAAGGCGTTCTTACTTTGCTTGTTACTCGTCAGATGTACTACGACATACAAAACATCAAGAAGTTTAGATGGACTGCATATACCCCTGAATACATTTGTGTTTATATACAACAGAATAGTGTAAAGAAAAAAATATTAGAGATAGAGAACCCATTTGGCGAGGTTCCAGCTACGCTACTCAAAGGGCAGACAGATGCAAACAGTTCCTTTGTGGTTGGTAAGCCTAGAAGATACTCACTCAAGGGCATGTACCTTGCTGCCTCAGAGTTGTTCTATGACCTGAAGAAAGGGTCAGAATTATTTGGTCATCCTATTCCTGTTCTCTTTGACTCTGTGGTTCGTAGTTTAGCAGGGGTTGCTGATGATGACCAGTACGATTCACGCACAATCAAAGAGGGTGTGGGTATGGCTATCATTATACCTGACGAGCAAACAATACCAAACAATATGTTGTATCAAGCTGATATGCAGGGCTTGCAACACTTGAGGGATGTAATCTTTGGTGACCTGATGTCATTGATATTCTCCATGGCTATGGTTCGTGATAAGTCTCTAGTCAAGAGTAATGTGTCTGGTGCAGCAAAGAGGTTTGATAATGTAGACGAGCAGGGTCTTTTGGCCTCAACAGCTATGGACATGGAAATGGTTGAAAATCAAGTTCTTAGAAGAATGGCGAAGGTTCGTGACGAGGACTTTGAGAACTATATTGTAACCTACAGCAAGCACTATGACTTGTCTAGTGCAGACGAAATATTCTCAGATATTACAGAGGGTATGCAGTACAAGGCATTGCCTCTGCCATTACTTGTCAAGCTAACAGCAGAGTACATGAGAAAACGATCCATGCCTCAAGAAGATATTGATGATGTAATGAATTATTTTGAGGAATTTGGTATGCCAAAAAGTTCTGGAGATTTACGTAATTTATTGGATATATTACCAACAGAAGAACTTGCAAGACAAGTTCAAATTGGTATTGAATCAAATAGCGAGCAATAATTAACTTATAACCATTATGAGTGAAGAAAAAACAGAGTCTGTTGACGCTCCTGAGTCAACAACAGAAGAGACAACTTCTCAAAACGAACAACAACAACAACCTGAGTTCGACAAAGACAAGTTCTTTAGGGGTGCTTACAATGAAGGTAAGAGCAAAGTCGAACGTGATATGATAAGTAAATTCTCTGAAATACTAGGTAATGATGTCAATACTCTCGATGATGCGTTCTCTTTATTGTCAAATAAAATGCAGCCTGTGCAATCTGATGCAGGTGAAGAAGACAAGTTGCGAGAACTGTTGCAGCAAGCCCAAGTAGAAGCAGAGGCTGCTAAGGAGCAGTTGGCACTCAGTCAAATGGAGACCAAGATAGGGTCTGAATTTCAGGGTGCTTTCAATGCTTTAGAGCAGGATAATGAGTTGACGCTCAAAAAAAATTACATAGAACAACTGTTCTATAACGAGTACGAGATTGAGGAGAGCAACGGTCAGTTTTATGCCACCAAAAATGGTGTTCCTGATTTAGATGCTCAAGGCAATAGAAAATCGGTAGGCAACTCTCTAGTAGAGTTTGCTAAACAATTTGCAAAGCCCAAGAAAGTGGGTACAGGAGGAGCAACTGGTGGTACTCCTTCTACTGACAGACCTAGCAGGGAAGAGTTTCAAAAACTTGTGCGTTCTTCTAGTCCAGTAGACCGAAAGAAAGCAGAACAGCTTTATGGGGCTATGAAACTAGCTGGCGGCTGGGCTGAACAAGGATAAATCCATCTATTGGTTAGGCAAAACCTTAATTGTCATGTTTTGGTCATAGCGACCCAAAAGCTAAATATAATCGAACATTTAATTTAACTTTTATAAAGACATGGCAATTAATACCAACTTTAATATTTATGAGCCAGAGGCATTTGTTGAGGTAGCACTAGCTAACCAATATCCAAATCGACCAATGGTATCCAGTGCTGTTACTAACGTAGCTGGCGCATCAATCGAGGGTCTAGTAGCAGCACGTAACAAGACTGTAAGTATAACTCGTGCAGTAAAGCCAACAGGCTCACCTACTGCATATACTGGTAGCTATTCTCTAGGCACACCTAACGCTAGCGAAGAGCAATTAGTAATTAACAAGCACTTCTTCAGTGGGTTCAGCATCGACAAAGCTGACCAAAAATTTGCACTTCCTGACTTAGTACAACAACATTTTGTACCAAGACTACATCAACTAATTGACCAAATCAACGCTGATGTAAAGACTGAGGCTCGTAAAGGGTTTGAAGCAGCATTTGCTGACAACAACACAGATTCTACTGTTATGGACACAAACGACCTTGCAGAGGCACGAAGAATCATGGCTGCTCGTAAGTTTGTATCTGACAACATGAACATGATCATTGATCCATTTGCAGAAAAAGATTTGACTACACTAAATCTTTTCCAAAATGCTAATACTCGTGGAAATAACGAGATTCAGTTATCTGGTGCAATGGCTCAGGCTTATGGTTTCAACTTCTTCGTTGACAACAATGGAAGCGACCATACTCCTGCCACTGTAACTGATGCTGTTCTTGCAGCAACAGAAGCTATTGGGCAAACAGAACTAACCATTGATAATGGTAGTGGTTCTGCAGCAACTGTATCTTTAGCTGAGGGTGACGTTGTTACTTTCGGTTCTGCTAAAGGAACAGACGACTTTTACGTGGTTGAGTCTCAAACAGGAACAGTTCTTACCTTGAAAGAGCCATTACGAAAAGCGTTAGCCAACAACGCCACTATCAATCCAGTTGATATTGCTTCTGGCGACACTGGTCGTGAGCAGTTCTTCTATGACCCATCTGCACTAGCCCTAGTTACTGCGGTTATGCCTTCAGTAGATAGCGGTTCAGGATCAGGTGTTCGTAGAGCAGCAGGCTTCGAGCCAATGAACAATGTGAACTACACATTGACTATCGAAGAAACCAAGTCAGGTGCTGATATACTTATTGAAGTTCTTTATGGAACTAAAGTATTCAGAGGAGACTTAGGTGGTCGATACATTCGTGGTAACGTAGCCAAAGCCTAATTTTATAAGGAGCCGCCTTAGTGCGGCTCTCTTTTTATTATGGTTCAACCTGAAGACATAATAGACTCAAGGGCTATGATAGGTATGTTCGGTCTACTATCGAGCATAACCCTGCAACAAGTATCTACAGTAGTATCTATACTTGTCGGTATTGTAACGTTTGGTTACATGACTATGAAATGGTATTATGAATGGAAGAAGATTAAAAGCGAGTAATTATGGCGTT